CGTGGGAACCGGATCCAATCAGTGAGGGCTTCAAGCCGTTCAACATTACGCCGTTCAATTCCGGTGACGTGCCCGGTAAGGTGAGCGCGTTTGCCGTTCAGCAGATCGACCGTCTGAACCCGATCCGTGATCTGATTGCGGAGAAGGGTCGCGTCGATAGCGCAACGGGCTTGCAGTTCCTGGACGAGCAGGTCAATAGGGCCATGAACACGCCGACGGCTGGTGTCCAGATGGCGTGGGGCGATTGCTACCGCAGCGTGTTGGCCGGTACGGTTCGGGAGGTCGTGTTCAGCCCGAAGACGTTTACGGTGGACCAGTTGACGCTGGATCTCGCGGGCGTTGTGGTTGATCCGGAGACGATGGCGGTCAGTTTCGAGCAGAACCCGCTGCCTTCGCTGGCCCAGCTGTCGTTCAAGATCAAGGACATCAATCCCCGAAGTAAGGTTGCGCGCAAGCAGGAAGCCCTCCAGTTGCAGCAGCAGTTTCAGATAGATCCGGACACCTTCATGCTGTTTGCGTTGAAGGAAGGTCTCGACTTTGCTATGTGGACCGATGAGCATCAGAGTGCCTACGAGAGCGTGGTCCGCAACTGTCTGTTCCTTTACGGTGACGGTAAGGAACCCGGTCAGGTGGTGTTGACGCCTCAGACGACGAAGCCCGAGATGCAGATCCGGGTGCTCAACAGCTTCATGGCGAGTCCGACGATGGCCGTGGCTGGACCAGAGGTACAGAATGCGTTCATCGAGTACCATAAGACCCTGATGAGCTTTATGGGCTTGGTACTCCCGAACGCCCTTCCCAATCCTGACGATGTGGCTATGCTGGGCAAACTGGATCAGCAAATGGCCCAAATGCAGGGGGCATCCCAGGGTTCTGGGCCTCAACAACAACCAAGGCAAGGAATGTAAATGGACCGAGATACGATGATCACGCTGGATGACGGAACCGAGGTCTCTTTGGGGGACCTGATCCAGAGTCGTACAGATCTGAAGGATGTCCTGACCATCAACGAGGACTTGCAGAAGGACCTTGATGGGGTGGGCGTTCTGTTCCAAGAGGGTGTGACTTGGGAGGAGCGCGAAAGTGCCGTGCGCAAGGTCCTGGTGAACCTTGGGTACGAGAACGACCAAATCGATAGTTACCTTGAGGCTACCCGGCAAGCTGCTCAGCCCGTTGCTGAACCGGAACCGGAAGCCGAAGAGAATTCCGCGTTCGAGGTGTCAACCGATGACTACTCCGACGTTGAAGACGATGTAGATGATTCCAGTGGGGGTCAACAAGAGGACAACATGAGCGACGAACGAGAACAAATTTTGCGTGGCGAACTTGAGTCTCAGCGGGCCGAACTTCACCGGATGCGAGTTCGTGAACTTCGGGAAAACCTGAACGCCAATCTTGATCGGGTTTTGAAATCAAATCCCGATTTTCAGAAGCTTATTGAGAGCGCCCGGCAGAACCGAGGCGAGGAAGGTGTGACTCAGGCGACCGCGACTCTCCGATCCCAATTGGAGCAACGGTCCCTGGAGCGCATGCAAGCTCGTCGCACGTCCGCCGGTAACTTCCAGGACTCTTGGATGTCCGAAGAAGTTGACAAGGCAGTTGAGCCCCTTATGGGCACCTTTCGGTCAGTAATCGGAGATATCGACCGGCTCGGTCGTTCTTCGGAAACAGTCACCGGACTCGATGCGCAAGAGATTCTGCGCAGTAAGCCAGTGTCTGCACCTGAATGGACGCCTGGAGCCACCATCAGCGATATTGAATCGCAGGTCAAGAGCTTTGCAAGCGACTCCATTAAGAGGGCCCTGGCCGCATCTCCTGGTGATTCCGCAATCTGACATAAAGGGGCTATATCATGCCTTTCGCAACTACTGGTTCGATTTTCGACCGTCAATCTCCTCGTATTCAAGAAGTCCTCAACAAGTCCCTCAAGGTGTTCCTTGCGGGTCTCGATCCCGTGTGGCGTGACGCCGTTGTCACGAGTCAGGGCGTCGGTAATTCCGGTGACCTCGGCCGTGACCTCAAGATCACGAAGCTCTTCATGGGCAGCCTCACGGGTGTTATCGATCCGGGTCGCGCTTACGCCGATCAGGATCTCTACGGCGATCAGACTACTCTTCTGAGTTCGTCGATGCACACTCAGTCGGCAAGTCAGGCGTATCCGAGCCCTCTCGAGGGTCCGAACGCCACGGCATTCCGTCTTGCAATCCCGATGCGTTCGCTCGTGACCAACTTGATGATCACCCTCGGTGAGAAGCAAGCTGACGCGACTCCGGCGCTGATCGATCAGGTCATTGCTCCGAAGCTGACGGCGTTCGCCCGCAACATGGCGCACACTCTCTGCAACTACTGGTACCTGTCCCAGAACAGCTCCTACAAGCTCTGTTCTCCGACCAACGTGGTCTGCACTTCGGCCACTGGTTCTTCTCGCATCTCGTTCCAGCCGGACAACTTTGCTTGCCACCGCTTCTCTCGTGGCCAGCGCGTTGACATTATCTACGCCACGAACGGTGCTCGTGCAAACGAGAACGGTGGCACTACCACGACTGTTGCGTTTGGTGCGCAGACTCGTAGTTCCCGTTGGAACCTTGTGGTGGAGTCGGTTGATCCGCTGACCAACACGGTCGTGCTGGTCGTTGCGCTCAGCAGCTTGTTTGGTGCTGCGGGCGCGGGCTTCCGTACTAGTGGTGGTATTGCCGTCCCCAGTGGAAGTGATTTGAACCTGGCGGCATTGCTCGAGGGTTCGCTGACGAACATCGTGTACGCGAATGCGCAAATCACGGACGGCAATATTGGTTCCAACACGTTCACGGGTATCGCGGGTATCAACTCGTGGCTCAAGAACGGTAACGAGACCGGCGGAACTCGTCCGACTTCCCTGCTGGGTGGTGAGTCGGACAGCTCGGACCACATTGACGTGGCTTTGCGACCGGAGTTCAAGAGCTTCAAGTACGACGTGGCAGGTGGTGCGCTCACGGAGTACAACATGAAGCGTTACCTCCAGCGCGTCCACTCGGCGTTCGAGCCGGCTGGCAACACCATCGACACGCTGATTGCGTCCGAGGGTGTGTGGAGTGCTTACGAGAGCCAGAAGATCGGTCAGTACCGTATCGACCGAACCAACAAGGTTTCGTCGATCACCAACGAAGGATCGCAAGAAGGCTTCACCTTCAGCTTCGAGGGCCATACCTACAAGGGAAGCACTTCGCGCTTTGTCGAAGGCGGAACCATGTATGGCATCAAGCTCGGTGGCAAGAACTGGAAGAAGTACATCCCGCCGAGCCCAGCTGGCTTGTCGAAGATGAGCCAGGCCGATGCCTACGTTCCGTTCGAGTTCGTGGCTGGCGCCATCACCGGCACCTCCACCAACCAGTTGCCGATCTACCAGACCGGTACCACTGGTGGACCGAGCTTGGTGACTCAGGCCAGTCAGATGCCGGGCCGCATCCGCATGCAGCTCGTCCCTGATCAGCCGAACGGCATGAAGCTGGTGAACATTGCTGAGGATCGTCTGTTCATGGCGACCTCCGGCAATATCGCGTAAGGTTCCGGCTGACGCTACAATGGGGCCACCTCGTAAATGGGGTGGCCCTATTCTTTGGAGCATCATGAACTACAGTGAGAATGAAATTTCGTTGGCCATGCTGTTCGGGACTACGTTCTCGGCAGACCGGTTTGAGATCCTTGCGCCCTGCTACTGGTTGGAGCAGGTACAACGGAAGACCGGGTTACCGACCCTGTTTGTCTACAGGCACCGGAAGAGCAATAAGTTCGGGCTCGGCCAGTGGACAATCAAGCCCAAGGTCTTTGGGCAGGGAGCAGCGGTTGGGACGGAGATCTGTCTGTTTGATGGGCCGCCCGGTCAGAACCCTGTGGACTTGCCGACGATGGAGTGGCTGATGTGGCGGTGCAAGCCGGAAGAGGAAATGATGGAGGAGGGCAAGAAGAAGAGCATGGAGGCCCGTAAGGAACGGTACTACGCGGTCATCGAGCGTAAGAACATCCTTGATGACATGGAAAAGGTCTTGCGCAAGCAAGGGCTAGATGAGGCCGCCGAAAAGCTGAGTCTTGATGATGTACCGGATGAGGGTCGAGAGCTGGATGAGATGCGTGAATTGTTGCGTTGGGCTGGTTCAGGCAAGATCATTTCAACGGGGTAACCATGCATTCTTCAGGCTCAATTCTTAAGACCTACTGCGAGAAGGTTCGTCACTATCTGGACGACCCTGATCTCGACGCCAAGTATGACGATAACTATCTCGTGCGGTTCTTCCTGTCGAGCGCGATGACCGATGTGATCTCGCGCGTCTCACAGATGTCGGATGCCCAGGTCCTTTCGGCCTTCGAGATCACCGTTGTGGGTGGCACCAACACCTACAAGTTGCCGCCGGCTGTGGCTCAGGTGATCCGCATCGGAACCATCGAGAGCTCATCGGGTCTGTTCATGGAGGACCTGAAGCCGCGAAGCCAGTTCAATCCTGGGGGCCCCAACTGGTCCATCCAGGGGAACACCCTGGTGTTTCAGCCGGTGGTCAACGAGGATCGGACCCTGACGTTGATCTTCGTTCCGAGCGGAGACATGGTCTGTCATTACGAACCCACGGCCACGGGACAGATTGTCTCGAACGGCACATTCACGATGCCTTCGACCGTGACCCTGGGGTCGATGGACAAGCGTCCAAATGCCTACATGGGTTCGTACCTGCGGATCTTTGGTTCGACCCTTACGGACGAGCTTCTGATCACCGATCACGATGCCGCTCTTCGGATCCTCACGCCGAGCACCGCGTTCCAGAATGCCCTTGGCTTCTACTCGTATGAGATCGTTCCGTTCCTGCTGGAGCCAATGATCGATGCGATCTCCGTGAGCGCGGCCATGCGCGCGGGCGTAGGGCGCAAGATCAGTCAGGCCCACATGGCCTCGCTGACCCTGGCCTACAAGCAAGCCGTGAAGACGGCGCACGACACGCTCGGGAACATGAACGGCCGCCTCGGTAAACGCTTTGACGGCGCAACCATCGACAGCCGCCGGTCCTTCGTGAGCGCCTCATCGGGTGCATCCAATGGATCCAGTGGGGGTGGCACCAGCGGATGCGACTGCAACGATGTGGCAAGTGAAACCACGCAGCAGCAGATCATCATCACCTTGGATGCCCTGAACGCATCGTTGCTTGAGCTAAGCCTAGAGGGCGTCAATGGTCCGGTGTGGGGTCCCTAAATGGCTTGCATTGGATACCCATATGTTGCTGCCTCTCAGGACCTATGGCTGTATACGCCACGGGTCATCAATTGGACTGTGCCTTCGGCGGGTAGTGCGTCCATTGATTTCCCTTCGGCATGGAATCCAGGGTCTCCTCTTTATGGGTATCGCGGTTCTCTCCAAGGGATAACCCTTCGTTGCCGTACTCAATCGGCTGATGCGTTGTCCAATTTGGGTGGGATGCTTTACGCCTACTACTCGACCTTTAATAATCCGGCGTTGCCTCAGAATAAATGGGCCTTCTACAACTCGTACCCGATGCCTGTTTACATGCTGGGTGCTAAGTTGGGATGGACCTGTGCGCACTGTGTAGCCTCGGGTTCTGTGGTGCAACGGGACCCCGCTTTGACGTGGGACAACGTGCATACCCCTGGGGCCTTGAACTACTACCTCCAGGTGTTTGAGTGGATGAACAAGAACAACGTGATCGACAATGTTCGTTCACCGAGCCAGATGCTGAAGGGCTACACCAGAGATACCCCCACTGATCTGTATGCGGGTGACGATATACTCATTGTGGAATCTGTCACGCCTCTTACGGTTGAGCCCATACAGGTGGTGGATCTTAGGACTTTGAAGCCAGGGTCTACGGTGTGGGAACTTGACAGTGCCATGAAGATCATTAGGCACAAGTTGGTGCTGGCGCCTGTTTATTCGCAAGCTGGATTGACAAGCCAGGCTGTCCCTAATATTCCGAGAGGGCATGTGGCGTTGCAAGCGGTCACCCCGGATGGGTTAACCAATGTGCAGATTGGTCACTACATGCATGACTCGGGCTCTGTTTTGTTTGCGGAGATCTCGCCACCTACGAGTGCCGCAGCCGGCGATGGGGTGCTGGGTCTTGTTCCGACACACATGTATAGCGCCGGAGATTTCACTGGTGGAAACAAGCAGCTGTACTCGGAGTACACATCCTTTGGCCGGCTGGGTAGTGGTACTACTTTACCCAAGATGATCAGCTATGCCGCGTCGAAGGGTGATTCCTTTGAGGCACAGCCTGCGAAGAGGCAGCACACGGACTTCGCGTTGCAAAGCACAATGGACACGATCCTGCAAAAATCGCTCGATATCCTTGGAATTTAAATCATGATTCTTACAGGCCCAGTCATCCCCCGCGCGTACACGACCTTCAATGCAAGCTCGCCGACACCGACTCTTCTAAATCCCATCCCTTATGGAAGCGGTGAGATCATCACCTGCGTTAACACGGGTCGCATGTGGGTAGCCAAGGCAACGACTCCCGGCTACACCGGTGCGTGGGTCCCGCTGTCCCTCGAGTACGAAGTGATTGGTTTAAGCGGCACCACTACTTCAGGGGTGAAGAAGTACGTCTATGTCGCAGGCATTTTCAATCTTGCGGGTGTGGAGATTACGGGTTCCAAGACCGTCATCAACACCATCTCAAGCTTTTCACCTACTAGTGGGCTTACTACGCAGGGTCTGACGGTCACGGGTGGCGCGGACGCGGTGTACATAACGACATCCAACACGATTGCCCCAAACCCGATTCACATTAACTCCTCGAAGGCTTCCATGTCCAATGCGGGATTTGGATCGGGGGTTCCAGCGGATGAGTATTGGCTGACTTGCCATGCTGGCAACGGCATTGAGCTCGCCGACGGCACCTCGACCTACCGGGTCAACATGAAGGTGAACAAGACGGAGGCTCGTTGCTACCGTCCGTTCGTTGCAGAAGGTGGGATCACCGACACCACCAATACGTCTCGGTACCTGCTTGGTACTTCAGCCGCCGGCTTGGTTCAGGATCGAGGCCTGACTTCCCAGCAGTCCTTCATCGGCGCCGATGTGACGCTCACAAACTTGGACACGACTTACGATGTGACAAGTCTGACTCTTGCGGCAGGAACTTGGAGCATCACGGGGCAGGCGAACTTCAAAACCAATGTGGGTACAGCAACAACTTACGCTCTTGTCTTAAGGGATAACACGGCAGGCACAGATTTGACAGCTGCTGTAGTCTTCAGTGCCGGAGCAGCCTTTAACAACGGGGTCTACGTTTCATACGTTGTTACGTTGGGTGTGTCGAGCGTAATTAAGTTGCAAGCACGGTCCACTACTACTGGTGGTACTCCCAACTGTGTTAGTTATCAGGTTGCGGCGGGCGCAGGAGGTGCGATTGCTACTTACTCTAATGTGAGTGGGATTACGGCGGTGCGAATCGCATGAGTGGAGATCAGGAACAACTTGATGAGGCCAATAGGGAGTTCGAACTCCTGAGGTCCCGCTATTCGGATCCTTTCGCGAGGCGAATCCAGAAGAGCTTTCAGGTTACGACTGTCACGCCGGGTTTGCCTTTCGTGGGCCCGACCGCTTACAGCGCACCCGGCTCCGTACCGAACCAGACTGGACCCACTTCGGCTTCCAACATGTTCAACATGGGGAACAGTGGGGGTAACTCTATCTTCTTGGCGGTGATGAACAACCTTCCGCCGTCGGGGGTCTCGAATCCGGGTTCGACGCCGCCGGTAGGTCCCGAAGAGAAGTTGCGGTACTCGTGCTTGTCAGGCTTGTGCATCCAGAACCCCAACGGGGCGTACCTGGGGATCGAGGCTTGTCAGGAGGCCCAGTGTGTGGCTGATGCTACGGATGGCGGGTATGGCAACGGTTGCGACTGTGGGTACGGGCCCGCGCACACGGTGTTCAAGGCCACCATCCTCAGCTACACGACGACAGGGGTTGTTGCTGGTCGGAACTACTGGAACTACACTTGGTCGGAGGTTACGACCGGGGTACCTAGGACATCGACGGACTACGGGACAGCGATCAACACGTATGAGATCTCTGTGAACAATAACGGGGGTAACACGGTACCTGTTACGGCAAGTCTTACTCGGCTACGAATTCTGGACGACACTATATTGCCGATGTACATTGACCTTGATGGCGTGCCTTGGTTCTTTGCTGAAAACCCTTTATCGGTGGTATGTGCATGAGTAACGGAGTCATTGCAGCTGCATGTTGTTGTGGAGGAACCTGCCCAACATCCTGTTGCGATTGGTGGGCTTGCAGTCCGACGACCCCTAAGACCATGAAGTTGACGGGGTCTCGGGTTGAGACGAAGTACATCACGGATGAAGCGGGTGCGTTTGTGCACACTCTGGTGGTCGATGAGACGCACTGGAACTTGTCGGGGGTCGTGACGCGCTCTGGAAGCACTTGCACTCAGGTGCCACCGCTGTACACAAACATTTACAGGTACAGCGCCACGAGCTTGACCCTCTCTTACATTCGAACCCGAAGGTTCTACAGCATCGGCAGCCATGATATATGCACAACATATTTCTATGAGCAATGTTGT